TCGTGTGATTTATTGGCGGGTTTGAACATGGGTTCTTATCTAAGCAATACTATGACATTAGATTTAAGAGACATGAAGTATAGAGAATATCCTTTCAACATCAATAAATATTACAGAAGTGTTCCGTTAATGAACTCTCGTGAGACACCAGAATTCTATAAAGGATTTGATAAGAGTAACACATATACAAGAATTATGTCTAAAATATCTGACTCTGCATTGTTTACCAGAGGAATATACTCAAGAGATTTTACAAAACAACTTTCACAATCCTCATTGAGGGAAAAATTATTTTACAATAAAAAATGCACTGTAGAATTGGTGTCAGATTATTCACTAGAAATTGGTGAGGTTGTACAATTAGACATATACAAGGGTGGTAGAGATAGAGAACAAGACTTTGCTAACTCTGGTAGATGGGTAATTGGTAAAGTTGAAAGAACATATAAAAACAGTGAGGACAAAATGACCACTAAACTTACATTGTTTACTGACTCTGATGGTGAAGAAACATGATGAATGAAAATATTGCTAATTTTATAGGTAGAGAAGGGTTCAACTGGTGGATTGGACAGGTAGAAAATGATGGCAGAAGACATTGGAATGCATCACTACGTTTTGGATTAGGTGGTTGGGATTACACTGACTGGGATTGGACTAATAAAGTAAAGGTTAGAATCGTAGGATATCACAATCCAAACAGAAAGGAACTACCTACAACAGATCTACCATGGGCACAAGTATTGATGCCACCAATATACTCTATGAGATCTGGTATGGGATCTATACACCAGTTGCAGATTAACAGTTGGGTTATTGGATTCTTTATGGATGGTACATCTGCACAGATTCCTGTTGTTATGGGATCTCTTGCTGATGAGAATCCTGGCGGAGGTTATGGTGTAGAGGGTGGTAAAGAAGAGGGATTTGCACAATTAGTATCACCTGACTATGAGTATCCAGATCATAGTGACGATGGTAGTAGTGCACCAAATACAGGTAGCACAATCGAGACTAATGAAGAAACTGGTGTAGATGAAGCACCAAAAAACAATGATGGACATACACACACTTCTACTGATGAAGAAACAGGAGAAGAGACTGATAATACTACTGACGATAAGAATGAACGTGGTCCTGCCAAACTAGAGAGTGAGAAACAGGCAATAGCAACCGAGAAACAAAAGGTTACAGTCCAAGTTGGTAATGGTAAATGTGGATCAGAGACTGCTACAAAATTAGAAGGTCCTCTTGCTGAGTTTATGAAGTTTGCTCGTGGCGTAGAGAAAAATGATATAGACCAATTTATTAATAAATTAGATGGTTCTGTTGTTGACATGGACTATGAGATAAACATCATGTCACAACGTATACAAAAGAAACTTACAGGACTGACTGCCAATATTAAGGGCGTGGTCATGGAAGAGACTAACAAACTTGTGCAAGATGGTTTAGATGAACTTAGTATCCCAAATCCAGAGTTAGATACTGCAGTCAGAAAACAACTTAAAGATGTTGGTGACCTTGTATCATGTCTATTCAAACAATTATTAGGAGAACTTGGTGACTTTATAAAAGGTATGCTTAGTGATCTAGTAGAGAATGTATTAGACACTGCTTTATGTTTAGTTCAGAACTTCCTTGGCGAGATCATGAAGAAGTTGATGGATAAAATACAGAGTGCATTAGGTATATTGAAAGGTGTTACTGGTGCTATCAAGGGTGCAGCACAGAAAATACAGAACTTGCTTAATAAAGTATTAGATTTCATAGATCTATTCTGTGATGGCGAACTATCATGTGCTATTGGTGCATCTGTATTTGAAACTGGTGTTGGTGCAAAAGCAAAAGGTAATGATGCTGCTGCGAAAAATAAAGCACAGTATAAAGTTAAACCACCTAATTCTGTATCAGTCGTGGGTAATGGCAAACCTAAGAATGGATTTGTACCTGTGGTTGATAAGAATGGTATTAAGAAAGTATTTAATACTAAGACTGGTGCATTGTCAAGTCTAGATAGTGCAACTGGTTTGGCATCTGGATTATCGGAAAAATCATTTGATACACGAGGACCTCTAGAGAAGTTTGAGGGTATTAATTTCTATGATTCAAGTGGTAATATAGCAAGTCAAGCGGTAAACTGTTCTAGTGCTAATCGCAATAAGAAACCATGCTTCCCAGAAATGGTATGGGATAATCTACAATCAACAAGTCCAGTCAAGGCATTACCTATCATAGATGATATAGGACAAATACTTGGTGTGTTCATGCAAAAGAAAGGATCTGATGTAGGTTTAGAAGCAAGAGTCAGAGCACAGTTTACATGTAATGAACCAGAGGGTAGTGGTGCTAAATTCAAACCAAATATTGTAGATGGTAAGGTTGAGTCTATAGACGTCATTAATCCTGGCATAGGATATGGATTTGATCCTGCTGATACATTCTGTCCCAAAGAACAATATGCAGTCACAGTTCCAAAAGCAGGACTACAGCAGTTTGTTAATGATGGAGAATATCTAGAACAAGTGACTTTAGGAAACCCTGATGTATTGCAAGTAGTTGATACAGATTACTCTGAAGATGATATGTTAATAGCAACTATAGATCCATCATTTAATCCAAATTTTGTTGCAGGACTACAATTAAAAACTAAATCTGGTCATGAGTTTACATTAAACTTTAATAGTAAGTTTCCAACTTTAGTCATACCTCCAAATGCAAAAGCATTATATGCAGGATGTGGTGATGTTATACCTAAATTAGATGATGTAAAGATTACAAACGTAGGATCCAATTACAAAGATCCAAAGATCTGTATTGGTGTGGGAGACAAAGAAAAATGTATCGGAACAGCAACCACTGATAAGGATGGTAAATTAATTAGTGTAAGTATAGATGTTCCAGTGTTAGGTTTTGTAAAACCAGAAATCGTTGACAGTCAAGGAACAGGTGCAAGATTAAGTACATCTTACATCTATACAAGTCCTAGAGAAATCAAAGAGACTAACGTGTTACCATTAACACAATACATTGACTGTGTGGGTCATCCTATGATAACATTTAAGGAAGACGAGGAAGATACAACATTGCAGGATAGTGCATTTAATTTAGTAGATGGTCAAGATACCTCTACAACAACTGACGGAGATACAACTACTACTGTGTCTACGCCAACTGTTGCAGATCCCGTGTCAACTCCCGTAAATCAAGATACAACACAACCAACACAGCAAACACAGCAGCAACAAACACAACAGACACCACCATCAACACCCCCAGCTCAAAACAATCCACCTAATCAGGGTGGTAATCAAGGTGGTTACGGAGGTTACTAATGGCACTCAATCCATTCACAGGTGGGACTATTGTTAATAATCTCCTACCTAAATTAAGAATACGATACCCAAAGAACTGGGTACAGTCTACATCTATAGGTCATATGTTCGAGATGAACAGCACCAAGGATGGAGAATACATACGTTTGCTCAATGCAAATGGTAATTTCTTGAACCTAGATCAGGATCAAAACAACAGTCTAGTTTCATATAATGATACATATATTTTATCAGACCATAATCTTGTTATCAAAATTGGTAAAGATGTGGAGACTGACAGAATGGCATTGCATGTTATTGGCGACGTCAACATATATGTTGAGGGTAATATGCACAGCGAGGTTGAAGGTGATAGATTTGACAGAGTAAACGGTAACTACCAGATGCAAGTCGGTGGTGTATGCACTATTCAGTCAGATGAAAACTTAGCAATACAAGCTAAGAACGAAATGAAATTACAATCCAATGCCTACACAAACAAGACAACGTTCTTGGAAAATGATTTGAGTGAAGGCGGTTCTGTAAAAGAGAACGTAAAGGGTAATTATGAAGTTAAGATATTAAAAGAATCATCTACATTCTCTATCAATAGTGATGGAGACGTTCGCACCAGAGCAGCAGGATGCAGGTACGAAAAGGTAGACGGAAACTTACTAACGCAAGTTGGTGGTAAAGTCTTTACTAAAATAGATGGTGGATCTAAATCATGCATAAGTGGAGGTGCATTCGATGGAATGATCTCCTCACCTGATAGTAATGCATATAAATTAGATGTTACAGGTAACATCAAGGGAGACGCCACAGGCAACGTCGATGTTGACGCGGGTGGTAACATTGATCTTGATGCTTCTGCAATATACTTGAATTGATTGTAGATATTTAAGAGGAACATGACTCAACATCACATGTCAGTAACAAAGCAAGAAGCAGAATTTCTTAAGAGCATTCTTGCAAAGCATTTAGACGATTACGTCGAAGAAATGGTAAGAGCAGATAGATCAGCAAAAGCAATGCAGCATATGCAGGAAAATAGACAGGCAGGACTAGACCTTATAAGTAAGGTAGAAGAAACAATCAGACGAGCAGCGAGGGCGGGTAACGAGACCTACTTTACAAAGTCTGATTAGTATGCTATCATTATATGAAATTCTATCTTTTTCATTAATGTTTTACGACGAACAAGAAACACTAGATAAAGTCATAGTTGACATTCCATCAAGAACGTTTACAATAGTAGGCAGTAGCGGTGATACTAAGCAAATATCATGCAACTCTGACCAGTTCATGAGAGTGCTTGAGATCGTTCGTGAAATGGTTCCAGTTACCGATGTGAGTTACGTCTAATGTCTTATAATCATACATACGCACAAATCAAAGATCTTCTAAAAAATAATAAGAAGATCACCAAAGATCTGATGTTACAGATATCAAGTCTTGCTATCAAAGAAACTCTAGGAGATAGAGGTGACGGTTTGGATATCAAATGGGAGTCTAAGTTAGGTGATGACTTAATGTTGGATTCACTTGATATGGTTGAACTCGTTATGTTTCTAGAAGAATGTTTTGGTATTGAAATTCCTGACGAAGAAGCAGGAACTATTGTTACTGTTGGCGATGCTATTCAGACAATCAAGAAATGCA